CCCCCGGTATCTGCGCCGCCACCACCACCAAAACCGCCGCGCCCATTAATGCCACCACCACCACCAAAACCGCCCGGTGCGTTTGTTCCCCCTCCACCACCTAAACCGCCGGGGTTGTTAGCGCCGCCACCAGCGACAGCATCCAGACCCACTAAAAGCGGGTCAAAGCTTGGGATTGTTAAGCCGGGGCCACCAAAGATAGTCGTGCCTGGACCGCCAACGCCGCCACCGCCGCCGCTGTTAACACTACCGCCTCCCCATCCAGAGCCGCCTGCGCTATTTGTCGCAGACCCCGCGACTCCTACGCCTAGAGGTGAGCCGCTGGAGCCGCCGCCCGGATTGTTGCCTGCAAACCCCGCGCCGCCTGAAAATGCACCACCATTAGTAACGGCGGCGTTAATGCTTGCAGTGCCGCCAGTCGTGCCGGTCGCTGCATTTGCCGTGAGCATCGTCACGCCACCTTTAATGACAATGGCAACACCGGCCACGATATTGATGGTCAGCACATCACCAGCGACCACGGCAATATCGCCATAAGCCATACCGCCGCCTGCGCCTGAAGACGTGGCGGCTACGCCCGCAGACCCACGGCCTACGGCATAAGGACGGGCCACAAAAACGCCTGCAGGAATGGTGTGGGTTGTGCTGCTGGTGATAAAGGCTTTACGCACGATTGGCGGCGCTTGTAGCTGGCTGGCTTTGGGGGATATGAAAGTGCTGAGAGTGCTCATATGTGGGTCTCGTTGTTATTTTGGGAAAGCAGTATTTTTAGATCGACGGGCGGTGTGTAAGCGGTGTTTTCGCTTTGCATTACAAAGTCCCGCTGGCCGTAACGAGCCAAAAACTGCCGTTGTAAAAAACATCGCACCACTGCAACGTGCTGAGTGATTTTCCAGTAGAGCCGATTGCCAGGGTCCACGGCCCGCCAGTGTTACCGCCATTCCGAATCACTCGCAGGGTCATCCCTGGTCGCGCCCCTGTCGTGCTTAATGTCATTGATCTGTTCGCAGTTAACGATGTGCCCGCTGTGACGAATGAAGGGCTACGTGCGGCAACGCTCCACGCGTAATCAACATCACCCATCGATTGGAGGACATTAAGCTGGAATTCAGCCGTTGGCGTACTTACGCCAATCTTGTGCTTTCCATAAAGCTCAAAATCCGCAGCAGGCGGGTGATGCAGAACTAGAGTGTTTCCGATAACTGTGTTGTCAGTAAACCCCACCACAGTCTGCACATTGCCGACAAAACTGCCTGACATTCCCGCGTTGAGTGTTACAGCTTGCGCAAGGCGACAACCAATAACGAGCGTGTTCTGGCCGTCAATAACAATAGGCACAGCACCAGACCCCCAAACTACGCCGATCACCTTGGTAATTGACGCAGTTGAACTAATCAATACACGCGTGCAGAACCCACCAACAAACTCAGTATCAAGCGTCCCGGTTAGCTGCACAGAACCGTTTGCAGACAGCCTTGACAAGTCTCTAAACATTGCAGTGGTGTCAGTGCCCGTGCAGTGAATAGCGCGGTAGTCAGAAACACCGGTTGTAAAAATGATCGGGCTTACTTTCGCCCTAAAGCCACTGTCCGCGCCAAATTCAATAGCAGAATCTGCGAATTGAGAAAATAAAACCGTGTCGTCAAATTCAGGAAAGTTAGATGCACCGCTAAATACAAACCCTTTATTTGCTGGGTAAGTGGCACAGCTACCATCGAAGACGATACCTGATGCGCTCAAATGCGGGCAGGTAACTACTGTGCCTAAATTCCCGGCATAGCCCATCTTTACAATTGCTAGCCCCTTTCCAGCACCTTGTAGCTTGATACCTGCGTAAGCTGCTGTAAACGCATAAGCAGCAGTTCTTAAGTAAGTACCAGCCGAGTAATAAAGTGTCTTATTTGCCGATACTGAGCAAAAAAGAAGAGCGGCGTTCTCCGCTGCAGTGTCGTCCGCAACGCCATTGCCGATAGCACCGAACCACAGCACATTCACATCGCCAACATTTAACCGCTTCCAGCGTCGGCTAGAAGCGTCCACGATGACCGTCCCGCCGTTGTCCAAGCTGGATACATCTGCATTGTCGCGCTGGAAAAGCCCAGCAACGCCTGCGGATGTAATACGCACGCCGGTCGCGCGGCCAGAATATGCGCGCAGCGCGGAATAAGAAGGCATTGGCTTGGCGTCATCCATCACCGATTGCACGGTGCCACCATCAAAACCCACCAGGCTCGAGCCGCTAGTAGCGGCCAGATTCGACGTGTTGATATCGCTTGCTTGCCAGGCTGCGCCGTTCCAGCGCTTGAGCAACCCCGCCGTCGTGTTGAACACCTCATCGCCCGTCACGTTTGCGCTGCCATCGGTGCGTGTAGCCGGGTCAGTCGCTAATGCGCCCCGGTATTTGTTGTTAATGTCGGTTTGCACGATTTGAACGGCGCTGACGTTGGCGGCACTGTTGCGCGTGGCTAGCGCCGTGGCTTCGGTGCTGTTTCGTAAAGCCAATGCTGTAGCCTCTTCTGCGTTACGAATGGCAATGGCCGTAGCTCCTGCCGAATCACTGATTGCAAGGCCCGACCCTTCCGTTTTGAAGCGCCATGCGTTTTCAGCGTACGCCAGCGTCAAGGTCGAGTTTGGCGAATCAAACACCAAGTCTTCCAGCACTATCGAGCCGTCATTGTTGACAAGCAACCCTTTGCCGTTGCGCAAGACCAGATTGTCAATACGTCCATTAGCAAAGGTAATCTCTACCTCATCGCCGGTCACGGGCGAAGCGGGAAGCGTCAGCGATGTTAAGGCTGGGTTTGTCATTACGTAGTGACTGCCAGCCGATGCGGTTTGCGTTGTTGTCGTTACCAGCACTACCGGGCGGTTGGCAGTGATAAGTCGCCACCGTGACGTGTCGTTAAGAGGATCAATCGTACTCACCCCCGCTGATAGCGACAAGTAAGCCCTGCCGCTTATCAAACTGATGGCACGCTGGCCGGTGGCGTAATTTGTACCCGTCACCCAACCCGGCAAAGCAGCAGACTGCGCTGCGGTTTGCGCGCTTGACGCAGCGGCGTTTTTTTCTGTCGTGGCAAGCGCAACTTGATTGGCTGCAAGCGTAACTTGATTCGCCGCAAGCGTGACTTGCGTCGCTGCATTTGTAGCGCTGTTTGCGGATGATGTCGCACTATTAGAAGAGTTTGTCGCTGTGGTGGCCGCGTCTGTCGCGTTGGCCGACACATTGGCAAGCGCAAGCCGCAATTGCGGTATTTGCACGTTTTTCGTAAATTCGTCCAACGCAATAGCGCGGGCTGAAAATGTCGCCGGGTCTGATCGGTCAGGGCTTAGACCGGGGTCGGTTAGCGTGGGGGGTGTTGCTATGGGCATTTATATCAGGCCTTTTACGTTAATGTTGATAGTGGAATAGACAGGGCCTTCATACGTCACATCGCCCGATGCAAGCCCGAATACGCTTAAACCGCCATATCCCGGCTGGTCAGATGCAATCCAGACGGCGGGAATGTCAAGCACGGATTGAATCGTTAGTAACGCGGTGTCGGCGTCTGCTTTGGGTACGACAGCGCGAATATCTAAATCAGTGGCTTTTGCGCGCTTGATGATTTTTGTATTGCCGAATGCGTCAGTGCTTATGTAGCTGTATGTGATCGGCTTGGCTTTTGCGCCTGCCAATGTGCCGCCGAAACCGTCAGACAGCATCAGGCTTCTAAGGTTGCCTATTGCAATCATTCCGGCTTTGACCGCTATGCCTGCGCCCGCCGATACTGTGATAGTCAATTCAGGGTCGGCTTGCGGCAATATGCCGTTGAAAAACGCTTTGCTTGATGCCCGAATCGCGCCAAAATAATAATCATAGTAATCAAGCGGAGGCTCAATCAAGTCAATGGTTTTGGTGTAAAAAACAGCACCAGCGGGGGCGGTTTTAACGCTGACGCTGACTGTCGCGCCATCCAAACCATAGAGAGCAATGGCGTTAAAAAACCCCGGCCTGATTACCATCGTCAGCGGTGTAACGATAGTGCTTTGCGAGCTTACAAGCGTGTCAAAAACTGCCCACCTATTAGTAGGCCCAACATCAAGCCAGCGTGTTGGCGCGTTTTCTGGAAGCGTTGAATTGACGCCTGCAATCAGGTTTTCATAAATGCGATGCGTTTCCACACGAATGACCTGCTGGCCTATCGTGTAGCTTGTTGCAGCAGCCCAGACCGCTTCACCGGCTGCAGGCTCTGCAATCGTGCTACTTGTCAGCATGGCCGTTGTGACAGCCAGAGGCACTAAAACAAATGGCCCGCTCATTTGGCCATCTCCACCAACAATGGACGGGTCTGCTGACCTTGAAGGACTCTGGCTGAAGAACTAGCAGACTCGTTGCCGCGCTCTTGTGCGTCAATCATTTGGGCCATCTTTTCTTCAAGGGCTTGGACAGCTTGCAGCAATTGCGCGTTGTTGCTGCCGTTTGCTGCTGGGTTGTAGGCTTTGGGGACAATCGCTTCACCCTCGTGAATTTTTGCAACCATGTCTGCAGGAACGTAGTTAGTGCCTATCCTGAATTCCGGCAGGCCGTTTTCACGCGCAAATTTGTTGCTGGTGCCAGGTGCAAAGCCTGCTAGTGCGTCCAATGAAACGGCGCTTATGCCCGCCTCAATTGCGCGGGTGTAAATTGCCAGCGGGTCGTTTGCGGCAAGTTTTTCTTGAATAAACGCCACTGCTGCGGCACCTGTGAAGGACGAACCATCCTTGCCGTAAATGTCGATGCCGGTCTGGTTGTAAACACCAATCGCGCCGCCTGTGCTTGCGTAAACATCCTGCGATGTTCCTGCGCCTGTACTGATAGATGTACGTGCCTCAGTGGGCAGCTTGATACCGCTAGAGCGAATCTGGTCAATAGCTGAGACTGACCCTACACCGCCGTTTTTCAGCGCGCCCAGCACGGATGAAATTAAGACGCCTTGCGCCTGTAGCTCGGTTATAAAAGCTGTCTGCAAGCGCTCCACCGCACCGCCCACACTCAACACGCTCGTATCAATACCGCGTAAGGCGTTGTACTGTTGCAGCGCTGAATCAGCCTGCGATTCAATTGCAAGAAGCTGATCTTCAGCAATCTTTACTGCCCGCTCTGATTCGCTCAGTTGATCGCCTGCAGCGTCTTTTAATTGACCCAATTGGGCCGCAAGCAACAACTTAGCCCGGTCTGCCTCGACCTTCGTTTTGAAGTTGTTGTCATCAAGCCCGCCGGTCGCTGCGGCAATCGCTTGCTGCAGCTTTTGCTGATCTGGCAGACCGCCGCCCGATTGAGCGATGCGCAACGCCTCAGCAATAAATGAGCCGCCCTGCCCTGCTTGCTGCGCTTGGGTGCTGTCAACACTGCCGTAAAGTTGCTCCACCTGATCGCGCAGCAGCGTAAAGACGCCGGTTATTTGCGTGCGTGTCTGGTTGGCTGCGTCACGCACTACACCGATGCGCGCTTTTTCTGCAGCAATGGCCTGCTTGATGCCTTCTGCGGCTGCATTGGTCGCAGCCTGTGCGCTTGAAAAGCCAGCGGTGGCGTTAGCAAGGGTTAGCGCAGATGCGGTCTTTGCTGCCTCTTTGAGTCTTGTAGCAGCCGTGGCGATAGCATCCGCTGTCGCTTTAGTGGCAATATTCAAATCTTCCTGGGCGTAGGTTTGTTTGAGTATCGACCTAGTCGAGTCGTCCGTCGCATCGCGCAGGGCAATACTCCGCTCTGTCTCCGTACCTTTCAAGATTGCCAGTCGGTCGGTCAGTCCTTTGTTTGTAGCGGCAAGTGCGTCGGCTGCGGCGGTGGCTTTTTCGGTTGAAAGAGTGGCAGCATCCACAGCAGCGATTTGCACACGCAGGGACTTCGCGTAGTTGTAAAGAGCCAACTCCCCCTCCGACAAGCCTTTGGTGTCGATCTTGAACTGAAGAGCGTCGGCACCCGCTACATCCCCGCGCTTGCGGGCTAGTTCAATTTCCAACGCTGAAATGCCCGCGCCAAAATTCGCCAGGCTTGCTGTTAGCGCGTCCGCCGCCGTTTTGGCTGCTTGCCGCGTTTTAATTTCCTCACGCAACTCTTGGTTGTAGTCGTATGCGGCGATCTCTAACTCGCTGTAGCCTGCAGTGGCAATGAGACGGCGGGCCTTTTCTGCCTCGCCCGTTTTGCCTTGCAATTCCAAAATGTCAGCGCCGAGACTTAGGCCGTCTTTTTTCAAGCCCTTAAGGGTGTCGCTGATGGTTTCAACAGCAGCAACGACAGTTTTAACAGCAGCAGCGGCCACTTCAGCGGCAGGCACGATACCCGCAAACGCGCCAGCAACACCGATGAGCGATGCGTAGGTTTTGCGGCCTGACTCTGTTGTGAGGTCTTGCGCTTCTACGATTGCGCGGAATGATTCGCGTGTGGCTGTAGCTGCGTCAAGCCCACTGCCTGCAGTCGCTGCGTTAATGCTGGCGATTGTCTGTGCGCGCTTTTCCTCTTCGCTATAGAAGTTTTCGTAATACGCACCCAAGTTCGCGGACAGTTTTTCAAGCCCGCCACCGGCTGCAAGCAGCGCAGCGGCTGCATCAAAACTCAGATCACGAAGCTGCGCAAAGGGCAATCCCTGCATCGCTGTGCGGAAGCTTTCTACCTCGGTTATTTGCTTGTCAATAGTCGCAACAAAGGCTTTAAGCGCATCGCCGGATAGCGCGTCTATGTTTACGCCTTTGAGTTGATCCGCGATGCTTTTGGGTAGGTCGGTCGCGGCTTGCAGAGCCTGCAATGTTGCTTGCGTGAGTTCGTTGGCATACTCAGCAACGGCTTGCTCTGGCGTCTTTGATCCACGATTGTTTTCAAAGCCGCGACCCGTAGCGCCTTGACCGAATGTCGTGCCATTAGCGAACGTGCCGCCAGCGTATGAAAAGCCCTTGCCTTTTTCAGACGACTCAAAGCCGCTGGCAAAGTTGCCCACTTGCTGCGAGCTACCTACGCGCATGAGCAAGCTGTTGATCGTGCCAATTACAACGTCTTGCGCTTGCTTTTGACCGGCGTAGTCAACGCCCTTGTTAGGCCCGCCAGCGATCCGGGTTTCGCTGCCCGCAACGTACTCATATTGCGAGCCAAAGCGTTTGTCTTGTTTGCCCATTAGCAGCGAAGCAACCGCACCAATACCCAATGCGATAGGGCCAAGCGCGCCGACGATGGTGGCTAATCCTCCAGCAATATTGCCTGCACCTAGCGCGATACCACCCGCCGACAATGAGCCGCCCAAAGTGGCACCAGTACCCGCCGCGCCAAACAAGCTGCCGATTGAGCCAGCCAAGCCACCAAAACCAGCCGACAAGCCGCCTGTGATGGCGCTGGCTACACCAGAGCCAAGCAGGTTGCCAATGCCGCTTAAACCGCCTGCACCACCACCGCCCAGCAGTGAGGATGCCGCGCTTGCTATGCCACCAGTGCCGCCCATAACGCCGCCAACTACGCCTTGGATCGCCAGCTTTAAGACAGTCGTTTTAAACAGGTTTTTAATTCCATCCCAAAACGACTTAAAGAAGCCTTTGCCTGATTCAAAAGCTCTGAATAAGCTGTCAGTCAAGCCGCTTTGAACGTCTTTGTATAGCGTGGTGAATGCTTCGCGCTGTTCTTTGACGCCCTGCATAACAACCAGCTTCTGACGCTCTTCAATCTCGCGGGCGATGGCGTTTGCGCCTTCTGACCCGTCAACAAAGCCCGCTTGCTTTTCGCGTAGGCGCGCAATAGTTACTTGTTCGATCGCAGCGGAAAGTGTGATGTTTTGCGCAGCCGCAAGCTTGACCGCCTCTTCTTCGTCAACGAGAGCGCGAATTCTGTCTTTGACACCAGCAAGGCTCTGCGCATAGGCCGCGTCGATTGTTTGCAAAGCGGATGCTGATTGCGTGTAATCGCTATTTCTAGCAGCCTGACGCGCTTTGGACAATTCTTCGGCCAGCTTAATTTGTGAATTTTCAACAGCCAGCAGCAGTTCTTTTGATCGCAGTTCTTGCAGGTTGCCTTCAATCGCGGCGCGCTGCGATGCGCTGACTTTGCTTTTTCCACTGTTGAGCAATTCAAGAATTTTGACCTGCTCTTTTTCCGCTTCGGTCAATTGCCTGCCGGCTTTTAACTCAAGATCAGCCAGCGCGATGCGCTGCTTGATGCTTAACATTAGCTGCTGATATTGGTTGTCCGCAGCTTTAGCAGCCGCGCCTGCTTCGTCAGCGCCCTTTTTTGCCGCCTGGACAATCGGTGCGGTGCTGAGCGTTGAGCCAAGCAGCCGGGGATCGTTGGCTGTACCGCGTCCTGCGCCTGCTTTGCTGTTAAGAGTGTTGGCGTTTAAAAGGTTAAAAATGGACTTATCAAGTTCTTTTCTAGCCCGTACACCGTCCTCTTTAACAGCCTCACTGATTGCGTTGAATCCCTTAATGTCCAGCTTGCCAAGTGCAACAACTTGCGCGCCAATAGCGCCAAATTCACGGCCTACACCTTTAAGGACAAACGCAACCTCCGAATAAAGAATCACAGCCGCTTCAATGATCGTTTTGACAAAGCCGCCAATATTTGAAGCAAAGCTGCTGGAGCCATCCTTCGCGGCCAGGAATGATTCGGCCAAGGCGTTGAGCGTCGGCAGTAACTGCGCAGTGATCGCTATGCGTGTGCCTTCAGCCGATGCGCCAATACGTGTAAGGTTGTCGTTAAACGCTTCAGCGTTTTTGGCAAGTTCGTCGCCAAAAACAACGCCTAATTTATTGGCCTCGTCTGCCATGCTGCTAAGGCCAGACGCGCCAGCATTAAGTAGCACCGTCAAACGCGGGCCGATCTTGTCGCCGAACACCTCAGCAGCCAGCGCTGCCTTTTCGGTGCCATCCGCAAAACCGGCGAACTTAGTCGCCACTTCCTTGAATGTAGTGTCAACGCCTTTTAAAGAACCGTCTGCCGCCTTAATGTTGATGCCCAATGCAGCAAACAATGCGACCTGCTCCTTGCCCCCCTTGGCCGCATCGACCATTTTTGTGGACAGTTTTTGCAAGCCTTTTCCCAGTTCTTCGGTGCTTACATCGCTCAGTGATGCGGCGTAGTTCAATTCACGCAGGGCTGTAACTGCCACCCCGCTTTTTTGGCTGAGTTTTGTAAAAGCATCGCCCGCGTCAATTGCGCTTTTGACATACGCAACCAAGCCTCCTACAGAAACGGCAGCGCCGAACGCCCCAAGAAAGCCGACGACACTGCGCACGCTTGAGGCTAGTTCTGCATTGGCCGTGGCCGCAGCCCTTGCGGCCCCCTCCACTTGCCGCAAATCATTTAAAAGCGGCTGAAATTTAGCTTTGTCGAGTCCTTTGAACTCTAGATTCGCCTCGAACTTTTGGCTGGCCGTTTTGCCTAGTAACTCAAGCTCGCGCGTAGACTTCTGGATAGCATCGCGCATTCGGCTTTCGGCGCGGGTGAATTTTTCAGCACCGGATGTTGCGCCGTCGCCGATTTTGTCAACGGCTTTCCCTGCTTGACCAGCGGCACCAGACACCTCGCGCGCCATCTGTTCGGCTTTGTCGCCAACACGATCAAAGGCACCTTCTGCCTGTGACGCATCTACGGAAACCCTGCCTGTGATTTCGAGTTCTGCCATTCGTGCGCCCAAAAAAAAGCCCGCTGTATAGCGAGCCTAGAAATAAAAAAGCCACCCGAAGGCGGCTTGTATAAAAATCAACCAATTGCGGGGCTTATCCCGCTAAGAATCACTCTTGCGCGTCATCACCCATCTGCTGAAGAGCCGCGTATTCCATGATTCGCACATCATCAAACAGTTCTTGCCAGCGTTCCGGTGTGTCGGTGGCTCGGTCTAGCAGGGGGTAAAGCGCCTCGTACCTCAGACCGCAGCGCCCGCCCATTCCGACATTCCATTGTGTTTGCACGGTGGTGAAAATCTCATAGGCGGGCCCGTTGTCAGGCCACACTTCAGTTGCTGATTGCACCCCGCGCGCGGCCAGGGCGGCTAGAAAAGGATTGGTAGACGGCGCGCCCTTTGTTGCGTAGAACGCAGCGCCTACCTCCTTCAGTTTCCCAGTTTGCCGTCCACCGCCGCCATTCTGTAAGCCTCACCCATAGCGGCCACTGCAGCCGGGTATTCGTCTTGCAATTGCAGCAGGGTTTCCTTATTCAATGGTTCGCCAAAGTCCCAGCTATCGATGGCTTCCAGCAGCTTCTCGACCGACTTTGCGCCACCTTTTGCGAACAGCGCCACAAAATCAACGGTGTCGCCTTCGACGGGCTTGTCGGCTTCGCCATCTACAGCAAACATACTATTCAGGTACGCGGCGTAACCGGAGCGGGTTCGGTACTTAAAGGTGATTGCAATGGCCGCGTCTTCGCCTTCGGGTGTCTTAAATTTGACCGGGAATTTTTTAAATGTCTTTGGCGTTTTGCCAAATGTGATGGTGACTGTCATTTTGGATTGCCTTCGCAGGGAGTTTAAAAATGCCCTTGCCCAGCCCGCGCGCCCTGCGAAGAGCGACACGAGCCGGGTAGGTGCCGGGGTGGCTTGCGCCGGGGTTTAGTAAGAAACTGAGCGGCCCAAAACAGTCATGGCGGCGTCAACGGCGTTGACCTGGTTGCTGTTAAGTTTTGGCATTTCAGACACCGACAGGTAGCCAAAGCCGTAAGTCACAGAGCCGCCAGAAACGACCTGTTTAAACGCGACTTTTGACAAGTTGCGGCTAATGCCCAGCATCGTGATGTAGGCGGGCTGCATGGCGTCGTGTGCCAGCGTCATCGTGATGCTGATGGCGTTAAAGCCGGTTGGCACTTTGATGCCGTTGCGCTTAGTCAAAAGCTGCACATCGGTAAAACGCGCATCACCACCGCTGCCGCTAATCGTCAAGATTTGCGGAATGGCAGTAAACGCCGTTATCTTTTGCGCTGTGCCTGCACCTGTGCCAACCGGGAAAAACCCGGTGTTGACGGTGTCCAATCCTTGAATCGCAAACGTGGTTGCAGTCAGGTTAGTGACGCGATACACCGAGTCGGTTGCATCCTCATAGCCCGACGTAATCAGGATTTCGTCGCCAGTGATGTAGCCATGCGCTACGCTTGTTGTGGCAACGGCTGGATTCGCGTTGCTGATGCCAGTGATGGCAACCGGCGCGGCGAAGGTTTGGGAAAATTGTTGCGAGCTTCCCTCAGCGAAGTAAAGTGCCAAAGTGGTTCTTTCCGGCCTGTTATACGGGCCATATGTTTTCGCCCAAAAGGGCCATAAAAAAACCCACCGTGATTGCTCATGGCGGGTTGTTGATTCCCTTACGGGCATAAAAAAACCGCCATGTAGGCGGTTCTCTTATTTTTGTGCCTTTCGGCTTATTCAGTGTGATTTGCTAGCGCTGCTTTCTCTGCACGTCGCTTTATCCAATATGCAGCTTGCCCTGCAAGTATTTTTTGCTTTTGATCTTCTGATATTGGGCGGTATTTCCGGCCCTTGTGCGATTCAGAAATTCTTACCCTCGCTTCAGCGGTATGCGCCTGGCCCGTTTTGATGGCGCTAATTTTTGCCCTCGTCTCAGCAGAAACGTATCTACCCACACCTTTGCCCTTTAACGCCGCCGACATGCGTGCCAGCGTCTCCGGACTGCGCTTCATCCCGATATGCGCTGCCGCTGTTTTTGCTATGGCTTCTGCGCTTTGCTTTTTCCCCAAGTGGGATGCAGACATTTTTGCTCTTGTGACATCGGAAAATGGCTCCCTCTTTCGGCCTTTATTTGCGATGGATATGAGCCGCTTTGCTTCTTCGCTCATCACCTTGCCGGATGCGCCATCGCCGCCGTCGGTGAGGTTTGACAGCATCACCCCGCCTGCCCTGTATTCAGCGATCAACATGCACTCATGGTCAAAGGCTGCGGCCTCATCAAAAAAGTAAGCGATAAGCTCGATCGCAATCCCGTGCTTGGCAACGATGCGTTTCCAAAAAGTACTTCTACCTTGCGTGGCTGCGTACCGCTTACCCGACCCCTTGCCGATATAAAAAACTTCGCCTGTATCCGCCCTGCGGTGGACGTATGTGTAGAATTTGGCCTCAGCCATGATGCGGTTCCTTCGCTGATTGGTTAGAGCGGATTCGGTTTCTCAGGACCGTTTCCGCTCGCCTATTTTAATTGATTGATCGCCGTTTACCTAGTATTTAACGGACTGAGGTGATCTCAAACCGCTGCACGCAGCCGTAAAGCTGTGTGTCTTGTTCGTGGGTACTCATAGGCTCGCCTTGCGGTCTGGCGGCGAATGTGCTGTTTGCGCGTAAGGCCGTTTCAATGTCACGTATCAAGGCCAGCGATTGCAACCGCGTCGTTGCCCAGGCGTTAACCTGCATGAGCGTTTTTCGTTTGTCGGCTGCGGTGTTGTTCAAAAAGCCCAACGATTCACCGCCGATGCCTTGCCATGTCACGAAGGGTTTTACGACCCCGCTGGGTGCAACGTCTGGGTACACGCGCGGGCATTTGGTTTTTAGCAGTGCGTCTAATTCGCTTTCCATGCTCATTTATTCACCTCTGCTATGAATCTATCTTTAATGGCCGCTCGCACGTCTTTGCGGGTTTCAACCACGGCAGCAGCTATAAAGGATTTCGCGCTTGTTTTGCTGTTGCCAAACTCATAGGCGTAGCCGTATGGAGCCTTGGTTTTATTCCACGACACCTCGTATGTAGAAACGTCTTTAAATGACCTGTCTTTGCTGTAAACCTGATAAATCGAGTCACGCAAATTACCCGGCTGATACGGACCATATTTTTGGCCGCGTATGTAAAAGTAATGCGCGCGGTCGGATACCGGAGCCTTTAACCGCGCGCGGTCATAAATGATCTGGATGCCCGCTTGCGCCGCTGGCCGGGTTGCCTTCTGCATATCTGAAATTTTGGCCTTCAGCGAGTCTTTGAACTGCGCTGCGTTGAAATTCACGCTCATCGTCATACGACCGCCTGACAAACCAAATCCACAAAGACCCGCTTTGCGTCCGGCAAAACGGCTTGAATTGCAAACACCGTAGCGCCTTGCAAAACTCGCATATCAGGCGTCACAGCCCGGTAGCGGATGCGTATCGATACCCGGTTGACAGATACGTCAGCGGTGGCTTTAATCGCGCTCAGGCCGCTTTGATGGCGAATGTCAGCGTAAACGTCTACCACGTTTGTCCAGCCTGTTAGCGGCTGGCCTATGGAGTCGACGCCGACCGCTGGAGCCTGCAGCGTTACCAGTGTGCGAAGCTGGCCCGCTTTCATGCGCTGTAGTTCCGGTATGCATCAAGCAAACATTGCGCGCCGTATGGAATGCTGGCGTCTTCGCGGTTTTCCCAAAGATGCCCGAGCGTCAGCAGCATGGCCGATTGAATGGCTGCGTTTATCAGGATGCCCCGGCGCGTCCGGGCGGCTGAAAAAACGGCACTGGAATAAGTCTCCAACGCATAAGCCTTTTCGATCAATCGAATGTCCACATCCGCAATCAGATCAGCAGCAGCATCAGCGGCACTAAATGCGGCCTTTGCAGCGATCAGTGCGGCGGGTACAAGCGCCACCGCTGCATCAAGCGTAGTTTGGTCGGCAAACACGGCCCTGTCCAAATAACTGACGGCAGACAACTCAGCAGCAGCAGATTTCAGCGCCAGATCAGCAGCGTCCGCGCTTGGGTCGCGCAAGTGAACTTTTGCTATTTCGGGTGTGATGAACATAGTGGTGCTTCGGTGTTTTGCTAGGAGATGCGCCCCGGCAGAGGCGCATGACGTAGCAGTTAGGCGTGAGCCTTGATTGCGTCGGGGTGCAAATCAAGCACACCACTGGCAGCGCCGGTTTTAGCGTCAGCGGGGGAAAGCCTTACCACTTCCCCTGCCTTGCCATAACCGCAGTCGCACAGGACAAACGCCTGTACGGTTTCCGGTGCTTTGGTTGCCACGGTTTAGGTCGCCGAGTTAACGTAAGCGCGGACAGCAGCAGGCTCGAGCAAGTTGCCACCGGAACGCAGCCAGCCGCAAAAGCCGACCTGGTTACGCAATGCAAAAGCCGAATCATCAAAACGGCGCAGTGCGGTGGTGTTGGCAACGTCGCGCACGTTGTAATACGACAAGTCACCAAAGATGATCGAGCGAGCGTTTGCCGCCATTACAGGCATGTCGTCGTTGACCGTGTACGCATAACCGTACAAGGTAGACGGCAGACCATTGGTGACGCCTTCAGCATCGCCAGGCATCCAGATTGGACGGCCTGTGGTGTCCTTCAACTTACGCACTGTTGCCAACGTCAAGTCGTTCAACATGAATCGGCCCTTGGCACGATATGCACGGTTGACAGAGTGGATCAGGTCAATAATATCGTCCGCAGTGGCCGTCAGCGTCTGGCCCGTCAAGCCCGTTTTACCAACACTCGCACGCGGCACGATACCGTCAGGTTGGGTCGTACCCGTGCCGACTGTGAAGTGTGTGTTTTGAATGCGTGCGATCCGGGTGGCCAGGCGATCCGTTACAAAACTGATAACGTCGATAGCGCTGTCCTGGATCAATTCCAAAGGCAAGGCAATCGAATTTGACGTGTAGTAAAACGGATTCAAGCTGATCGTGCCAAACGTCACATCGGCCACACCAGCAAGCGCGTTTTGAGCAACGATTGCGCCGACTTCTGCTGTGCCGTCCGAGGTCGGCCAGTTCATGGGATTACCACCGGCTGTGGTCAGGATGCTTGCCACTTCGCGCATACCGCCGTATGCCTTCATTTTGTCAATGACGATGCTTGCGATTTCGGTCGGCACTGTAAAGCCGCCTTCTGCCGGTACGGTGGTTGACATTGCATTGCGGATAGCAACGGCCTGCTCTGCGGTGACGTTTGCACCGTTGCGCAAATAAAGCGCTACAGCGGCCATCACATCAGGCGTGACGCCATCTTCTTTTTTGCCGGGTGCAGCATTAAAGAATTTGTCGGCGTCCAGTTCGCGCATCTTTTCGATGTTGCTGATCTGCTTTTGGGCGGCTTCGATTTCGTTGGCGAATCCGTCAAACTTGGCTTGCTCGTCGGTAGTCCAGGCTGTGGAGCCTTTTTCGCCTAGGAGTGCGTTGGCTTGATTGGAAAAATTGGCGATTTTCTCGCGCAGTGCGGTGAGGTTGCTCATAAGAGCCTTTCTAGAAATGAAAAAAGGACTCGAAAAGAGTCCTTAGTTGTTGGCAGTGACCGACTGCCAGCGGTTTCTACAGCGCGAGAAGCACTATTGAATTGATAGCAACGTCAAACGGTTTTGATTAGTTGCGGACGTAAAAAAACCCGCTGCTGGGGCGGGTTCTGGTGGTGTGTCGTTTGCTGGATCGGGTGGCGGTGTGCTTTTGGCTGTGGGCGCATTCTTGAATGCCGCAAGGTTCCATGCGTTAGCCGGTTTTGACTTGGTATCAGTTACCCGGTCAACAAAGCCATGATCCAAGGCCTCTGCAGAGGTAAGCCACGTCTCGACCTCCATCATTGCAACGATTTCAGCCGCTGGCTTGCCCGTCTTTTTGGTGTAGTCGGTAACGATCACGCTTTCGATCTTTTCCAACAAGTCGGCGGTTTCGCGCAGGGTTGTCTTGTCACCCCATGCCATGCCTGAAGCGTTGTGGATCATGAAAAACGCGCCCGACGACATTACAACTTCGTCACATGAAAGCGCGATGCTGGTCGCGGCGCTTGCACAAAGCCCGTCAATGTGCGCAACGGTGTTACCGGGGAAACGCTCAATAGCGGCCATGATTGCGCGTGATTCAAAAACATCGCCGCCAGGCGAAGAGATGTGCACATTAAGCGTCTTGACATCGCCCACTTGAGCGATGGCTGAAATAACCTCTACTGCGCCCACGCCCCATTCGGCTGAAATAACGTCATAGATGTAGAGCGTTGCTTCTGTTTCGTTGCGGGCCAGGTTTACCGGCTGCTTCGCGCGCGTAGCGTTGTCGCGCAAAAGTTGCATGATTTTCATTTTTTCCCTTCGTCGCTTTTGCGAAAATATACGTAAAAAAGCCCGCTATTAATGCACATATGCATTTACAATCATGCAAATGGTGTTAACTAAAAAATGCTTTCAGTGCAACAAGTTCAAGCCGTTGGACGGTTTTCACAAAGACAAACAAAAACATGATGGCCTGTGTCCGTTGTGCAAGGTGTGCAGAAATTTAGCAGCGGCAAGATCAAACAAAAAAAATGTGTCGCAAGTAAGAGTGAGCGCAGCGGCACGCTACGCCGCTAATCCAGAGCCAGCAAAATTGAGAGCGAAACGCTGGCGAAACGAAAACCCTGAGCGCAAGAAACTACTGAGTAAAAGATGGTTTCAAGACAATCTACAAAAATGTTTATTAGCTAGTGCGCAGTGGCAAAAAGACCATCCTGAGCTTATGCGCCTATATAGAAAGCAATGGAAAAAAGCCAACCCCGAGTCAGCCAGAATTTATGAAATGAAAAAGGTAAAAAAAGCACCAGATCAATACATAAAACAATTGATTTGCAGTAGCAATGTCGGCCTAAAAACGACTGACATTCCGTTACCCCTAATACAGGCGAAGCGCGCACACCTTCAACTTGCGCGCAAAATCAAGGAACTTAAAAAATGAAACCACCAGTCAACATGAAAACGCTCGAAAACATCAAGCTTGATATGAGCGAGTTATACGAAGAGCTTCGGGCCGGAAAATGCGAACTTAAAACCGCGTCAGAACTGGCAAACATTGCCGGTAAATACCTGAAAGCCGAACAACTTGACCTCGCTCGGGAAATTTTTCTTTCCAGCAAACCCAAACCGATAGCCATCGAATGACACCGTTGCAGCTAATCGACCTGCGGAAACGCCTACATTGGACGCAGGCCGAAGCTGCACGGCAATTGGGATGCTCTACGCGGTCTATCGTCAATTGGGAAAAAGGGCTGACCGCAATCCCTAAAAATATTGCGCTGTCAGCATCCGCTGTCGTTATGAACCTGCCCCCTTACGGCACGTAATCGCCATACCTTCACATCAAAAGCAGGAGTAATTCTTCGTCTTCATTGACCTGTACTGTCTTGCGCCGCGCCGGTTGCCAGCGCCCGATCTGCGGCACCTCTGCAACAACAGCAAACCCCTGCAAGGCAATTTGCGGCACTTCAAACCCCAAGCCCTGCAATGCGATAGCCAGCGGATTCATTGCCGCGTCACCGTTGTTGTGCCGCCTGCTGTTGCGATGCTTTGCGTGACCACCCCGGCTGCTCGGCTTGTCGCGGTGACCACCAATGGCGCTGTTAAACCATGCAAGGCGGCTAGACCGTCAATCCATGCGTCAAGACTTCCCGAATAAACCGGCGCAGCGCTGGTCGTAACCGTCACAGTGCTTGCACCGCTGACTGATTGCACCAATGCGCCCGCCGACCGTTGTGTGGCAGATACCGTCAACGGGTTGGCAACGTCAAGGCCGTGCAATAACGCAAGCTGGTGAATCAATGCAGCGCGGCCTGCGCTAATTGCATAAGTTGCGCCCGCTGCCGGTTGGTTAAGCAGCAGTAAAAGCGACATTTATGGCCCTAAATAGTAGTACGCGGTAATCCTGCTTTGCACGCCTGCGCCTGCGAGCGGTGCGGTGATCGTTGTGGCGGTTGCTGCTGCTGACGACTTGATGCCGCTTGTCAGACTCTCATCGACTACGGTTTTAGACGTTCCCGCCGCTAATGCATTGCCGTCTGTCCAAGCCAATGCGCCGGGTAAGTTGGTCGAAGTAAATGACAAGGTTGTCGCCGCTGCTGCAACAGCCGTAATCGTCGGGTTGTGCAACGTGATACGAATGCGCGTGACGTAATGAAACTGGCCTGCTGCTGGTGCGGGCAATGTCAGCGTTGCAGCGGTGTTTGCCACTGACAGAGTTGTGACGGCGGTCACAGCGGCGGCTTGCGTGCGCAGTCCGTTGATTGCATCGCCTCGCGCGCGATCCCAGCTTACGCCGTTGTAAACCATCCCAAATGCTAAGTTTTCCTCGAAGTCATTCTCATTGCTGCGTGCGTCTTGCGGCCTGACGGATGCGCCTTTACCGTAAGCTTTATACAGCTTGGTTTGCAACCTGAAAGCTGTTTGTGCTGTTGCGCCATTGGTGTAAACCACC